CTTTGTTCCGTTCTCGTTGAGAATGTTCTGAATTTGCTCGTTCATAATCTTTGTTTTTTGAATGTTCTTTGTTTCTAATTGTACTGCTAAGGTAACACTATAATAGGGTACACGCAAGCAATACCGCCTTTATAATCAGTGATTTAGAAGTAATTATCTATAGCTAAAGAACGATACGAAAAGAGCCGGCGCAATCGCTGCGGCGGCTCGAGTCAACCTAAACAAACCTTATGAAACTAACAACTAAAACCTATGAAACCTTTATCTGATCAGCTGAAGATACCGTGCGTAGGTGAGCCGTGTGTGAGGGTTACGGCTGATGATGTCCATGCGCACCTGCCTGCAGCCGAAGCGGAAGAAGAGAAACCGCTTGGGAACGCGGTGGACGATGATGTCGAGAGTGTCGTTGGAGGTGAGCGAACCGTGAAAGATGGAGTCGGCAATCGTTCCAGACAGGGACATCCACGGGTCATTCCATGACAGCTGCAGCTGCTTCGACGGGGGCAGGGCTGGCAGCGGACTTGCTGGACAAAGGACGGTGTCTCTTAATGTGTCATGCACCACCGTACGGAACACCCGTGCATCGAAGTCTACGTGTGTTGTTGTTGCCGCCGTGGCCGCTTCGGAGATGCGGGAAACCTTTATCCCTGCGGCCTTGGCCGTCCGCAGCAGCGTGTCGCCGCTCCGGCGGAACTCTGACGGGCGGAGCGTCAGTGCCGGGACGGAAGCCTGACTGCTGCCTGTGTTCGTCTGTTTGATTTCCACTTCTCCATTATGGAGGAGAAGGCTCTGGTTCTCCTTCAGCCGGTCACGGTCGGCTTTCATGTCGCTGTATGCGCGGAAGGCAACCAGCGCAAGGCCGGCGAAGACCACCATGAGGACGGCTGTGATGACCTGCAGTCTGCGTCTTATCTGTGTGAACATAGGCTACTGACAAATTGAACGTACTGTCTTGATCATCTGCAGCATCTGCTGCTGATAGACTGGTGAGGTGGCATACTTGCTGCCCTTGTTGTCGCAGATGCGGCGGGCGAACTCCTCGGCATCGTGGCGGTAGGGCCAGGCATCGGCATAACCGGGCTTGCGGAGCAGGCGGGTATACTCCTGAAGGCACTCCTCAAGGGAATCGAAGTCCTTGAATAGTCGGTAAACGGTGTAATACCATCTGTTGCCGGTCCTGCACTTGGCGACGGACACGACCTTCTCGGGTGCGGTGAATGTGCGGTTAGGTGTGTTGAAGTACTCGTGGGTGAGGATAAGGACGGTATGCCCTTTCCAGTTGCTGCCTCGGGTGATACCGAAGAGGTTGAACTTTCCTATGCGCGACTTGCCCCATCCGCTTTCGAGGATGGCCTGCGCCGTGACAAACTCGGGGGCGATGTCAGTAGCCTTCTGAGCTGCTGCATAGATGCTGCGTGCAAAATCACGCTGTACTGCTGTTGCCATGATCAGTCTTTTTTGATGTATTCGCCTTTGTCATTGAAGTCTTTCAGACGGCGGACGAATGAGGTGGGAAATATGGGATAGATGGCCTGGATGTTCTCAACGCAGGAGAAGCACTCTCGCACCATCATAAACACGCAAAGATAAGTTCCTATCCACTGGGTAGTACCCACCACACTTCCATTCACCTTAAAGTTCGCAAGTACGTTGGAAAGGATGAGCAGCAGGATGTAGATAGCAATCTTCTTGCTGAACTTACTGAAGAAGGCCTCGCTTGAGGCATCTTTGTGGAGGAGATGCTTCCACACGCTTAGGATAGTGTCGATGATGATAGCGACGCCTATCCACTTGGCAAACTCCCAGTCCTGATAGAGGTACTGCGAGTAGTCGGCCACTATGGAGAGTGGCAGTGAAACGATAGATATCATGGGTAGCTTTTTCATTATAATCTGTCTTTAATCGTGTTACAAAATTACTTTACTACGTCTGTTTGCCAAAGGACCGACTGAGGAGGTGAGTGCCGAGCGTGTCAGGCGCAACACAGGAGAGCATCAGCGTCCACCCGACAGAGGATAATTCCGTGGCCACGAAGGGAATGATCTCCGCTTTGTCGAGTTCGCCCCGGGAAATCCACTCGATATTACCTTCTTCAGCGTCAGCTATCATCCAAGCGTGAATCTTGGAGAGCAGCTGGAGTGTCCGGTCGGAAGCAAGCATATATTCGGCAGCGTCCGCACGGTTCGGCATCTTGTTCGCCACGGTGATGGCGATGCGCTGGGTGACCTGATAAGAGTTGCGCCCATCGGCAGACATATTTAGTTCGCCGTAGTCCACGAACAGGAACGAGCCCACTAACTTATCGATGCGCTGCTTCAATTCCTCGAACGACTGTCCGTAGACATAGTTTGCGATCTCTGGTAGTCGCGACACATCGGGAAGATTGTCGAGAGACTCCGCAAGGTCGTTGTAACCGGGGAACTCGCTCGATCCATTGGTAAGAATAGCACGGATTCCCTCCTTGGACGGATACTGTGCGAAATAGAGAAACTGGTCTTTGATCATACGCTATTTATTTTCTTCCAAATACGAAACAAAGTTGTCGATTTCATTTCGCAATGATTTTAATTTGTCTATGAAATCATCTGTGCTGTCATCTTCAGTCTTATGTAGCCTGACAGCCCAACTACAATCAGACACCTGTAAGAATGTGTTTCGTATTGTGTCACCATGCCAAGTGATATTACCATCAAAACAGACGACGTTGCCAGTTGATGGGGAATCGGGGCCGTTGAGCCAAACTCTCTTATTATACATACTCTATAATATTTTATTGATTACAGAGATAGGCAGCCCTACCTCTTCACTGATTTTTAATTTATCCCAGCCAAAACCCTTCATATCCTTGACTGCGTCGATAGTCTTCTTGCGCAGCACCTTCAGATAAGTAAGTACGTTCATCTGCTCTATCTGTTTTGCGTTGCCAAGTCCCTCCTTGGAGAGATCGTAGAGCGCATCAGAAGCGTCAGTAGTGATAGGCTGCTTAGGCTTATGCACGAACTTAGACAGCAAAGCGAATGAGGTCTTGCTGAAGAGATAGTTATTGAATGCTTGAAAATTAAACGATATAGCAGTAAGCGTTTCGAGTGGAAGTTTAGCGAACTCGTTAGCCAATTCGTGTGCACGTTCAGAATGGTACTCTTTCTCTGGGTAATAGAGTATAGCAGCAAGCAGGGGCAGCGATTCCTCTCCTCGCTCGATGAGTTCCTGTGCTTCGATGTACTGAAGGGCAGTAAGCGAGCAGGTCAGCATACCGAAGCCTGTCTCTATCCGATAGCCTGAATAGGTACGCTCACCAATCCGAACAGAAGGGATGAGCTGCGCACAGAAACAGAGGTCGACTACGTATTGATAGTCGAGACGACGCAGCACACGTGCAAGTGGTATATTCAAGCGATAAGGATCTACACGACGGCACAACTCGTAAGTATCCTCGTCGACACCATCCAGTACGCTATTGTTATCAGGGTAACTAATCTGAAACATGAACGTGAGCTGCTCGGAGATAGCGACGAGGTTAGCTATCTGTTCCTCTGAATGGAACTTGCGCTTATCCCAACCCATGATGTCGCATAACCAGTTAATCCGAACCTCTCCTGCGGACAACTCGCCTGCTGCCATACGAAGGAAGTCGCCCACAAGGCGGATATACTGGCGATCGGTCATAGCATCCCAACGGTTAGGAATGCTATGAGTCTCACCTTTATATATTAGTTCAATATCCTTCATCATGGCAACATTATAATATTATCATCAGGATTATTGTACGCAGAATTAGAGCAAAAGTCTACTGAGGCATCTGTGGCGAGCAGCGTATCAGCATTCGAGATAAGATCCTCAGCTTCGAGGTCGAGCCGATCGGCAAGAGCAAGCGCAGCGTCGTGTTCATCCTTGCCTGTGCGTGAAGCGTGACTATCATCGAAGAGATTACGGATAGTAGGAGGAAATTCCAAGATATCGAAGCGACGGAGCGACTTTGCAACAGTCTTCTTAAGCAGTGCGAGCGTCAATATCGGCTCTACACGCTCACGGTTATCATCCGTGAGTCTGTCGTAGTAGGCAGACAGACGTTCGTCGAGTGTCTCCTTCTGTAACGGGAGAATACGGAAGAAGAAGAAGAAAGAGAGGTCTATTGGATAAATGGAGTCGAACGCTTCGGTGGACTTGATCTTACAACTATCGATAATCTTGTAATATCGTGATTTTCGCCACAAAGCAGCAGGTGACGCAGCGTTTTCGCTCGTAACCTCGGTAGACATCAAGCGTTGGATGACAGAATCCATCGCATTGTAGTAATTGTCCATATACGCACGCTTCATTCCTTCCACCTCGTACTTATACACGTCTACATGGTTCTTTCGGCGATTAATGCTGTCGAAAATCAGCTGTGACGCCATTGTCATGTTCGCTACAGCAGAACGTAGGGGTTCTTTGAGTGTTTCATCGGAGCTGCTGATGATTGCATCGAACACCTCTGCAGTGATGATGGTTTCAACACGCTTGCGAGCGGTAATGCCTGACGAAAGCAGGTCGTTCAGGTCCATATTCGTTTCCACTCCAGGTGCGTACTTACTGAACGAACCAAAATCCTTGAAAATATCTACTAATACATTCTTCATGATTGCTGCTGATTTAGTCTATCTTTCGGTGCAACGTCTTCCTGCCGCTGAGGAACCTCGCGATAGAAGCCTACACGATAACCCTGCTTATAGAGTTCTGGGAAGTTCAGGCGGAGAGCGAGATTAAATGGTTCTGCACATATCTCGTCCTCTGGTGTGAGCGACATTATATATATAAGGTAGTTATAGTAAGCATCAGAACCTGACTTGCTGATAACACCATCCTTACTAACTGCTGTGATGGAAGCGTCCAGACCGACGCTTGATAGTAAGGCTTCTTCTGCTCGTTTATCGTACGAAATCAAAGATTCGATATATTCCTTATACTTAAGGTCGATTGTTTCGATTCTCCACTGCTGTTCGTTGCCAGAGCTATCCATAAATGAAATAGAAGAGTAGGCTTTGCCTTGGTTATCAGCACCGCTCAGATAGTCGCCTATCTTACGCAGCTCCAATCGCATATACTCTACAAGCAACGATTCACGGTATTCAGTACCGATGCTGATACCGTTATACTTAACTAACTCCTGCTTCTTAGACGAGCGAATCTTATTCTCTTCGCATAGCTTCATTAGCTGATTGCGCTTGCTTGACACCCACGAAAAAGGAATGATGATATGTATCTTCGCTGCAAGGGAATTACGCAGGAAGGAGTTAATGTAGGAGGCGGTTTTATTGCTACCTTGAATATACGGACGTGCGCCCTGGTGGGTTTCGTTCACGCCGTAGAACTCATCGACTGATTTCTCTCGGTGGTGTGACACGGCTGCAAAGAGATAGTTGTCAACCTCTGACAACAAGAACTTAGGGTATATCTTGTAATTGCCTAATCCGTATGTCCAGCGTCCTACAGCTATGTTATTGAAGTCGCCATAATTAATCTGATCGTATGCTACATCCTTACGAGTAGTAGCAAGACGGCAGTGCTTATTCTCTAAGGGCTCAAGTCCAGCTACTGGCAACATACCAATACGCTTACCACGTGAGAACCTCCACTTAACGAAGTAATCACCGAACCAGTAGTAGTTCTTGATACAAGTCTTAGCGAACTCCTGTGCGGATGTTTCCATGCCACGCTCTTGCCAAGAGTTCAACCACTCATCCCACGCAGGCAGTGCGGTGTACTCACGTCGCAGCTTACCACCTTCTACAGTCTGCATATATGCGCATGGTCCATTACCATAGAGCATCTTAATCTCCTTGCTATACAGGCGAGGCAGCAGGCGGTTCTGCTTTATCTCCATCGTTACCTCTTCACACAGTGCGTTGTTCATACCACGCATACATACCTGATAACCATTCACACTCATCCACTGGTGTTCATGTAGGCAAGTCTGCTGACCCTGTGGCACGAGTAGCCCTGGGCTTGTCGACAACTCTCTTCCTTCTCCAATCTGAAAGGAGAAGGTGTTGCCGTCCATGACGTAGAGTCCAGCGTTGCCGTGCAGTTCAATACTATCTGTCATAACCAATTTATCTTATGTAGTTTATATCCGTCTTGTGGGAACCCCATGTATCTGATGAGTATGCGATAGCACATCTTGGGGTTTCCCTCTTGGTCCTCGAAAAGAAAGAAGTTCTCGGCATCGACTTTGAAACAGTCTTGCGGTAGTTGCGTGCGCCACTTGCAATGTTCCTTAACTATCATCTGCTCGCCTGCCATACCCTGTATGCGAGAGTAGGGGAAGAAGCAGATAGTGAAGTCACCTTGTGGTATCTTACTCATCTCCCTTGCCCATTGCATCGCTTCGATGCCAGTCATTTCAATCGTCTTCTCCATTACTTGCGAAATTACTTAAAATCGCTGTAGGAACAAAGGACGATTTTCCCCCTTACTGTCATATTTCCTAACTTTTGAAACGTTGCACCGCTTTTCCTCAACTCAGCGGTGCGTGATGATTTCGGTCGTTTGTTTATTTTTGATTTTGATTTTCAAAACGTAAACCACTGAAACACAATAAAATAATATTTTGACCTATGTAAATAACCTTTATTATTGCCCTGTTTTGGACATTTTTTATATCAAATATTGGACATTATTGGGTGTTATATCGTGATGTTTTCAGGCAAATCATCAGGATAACTGCTTAATTCCTTCTTGATAAGGTCGGAATAAAGCCCATATAAAAGGTAAATCATCGCACTTGGGAGCTGCGTTGTTAGTCCTGGTCTTCGCTTGAGTTCTTCCTTCTTCTCTGAAGCTTTGTCGAGTTCTATTCTGCCGTTGGTTTTCTTCAACGGACTAATCAAAATTGCACTGCAAAGGTAAGGGCATTCGTTCTCATCTATTCGCACCTTCGGAAGCAAAGGAAGTTTCTCACCAAAGAGCAACTGGCAAAGGCGGAACTGTTGCCAGTGGTAAATGGTCGGTGCACCGTCGTTGTAAAGGATAACTGAAAATCCGTAACTCTCTAAGGCTGCCTTCATCGTCAATGAGTCAGTAGTTATCTGCTCTAATTCCTCACGTGTCTTGTTACCAGCACGGTCGGGGTGAAGGTGTATGACCTTATTCACTGCATCAGTACCAAAGAAAGAATACACCTGCTGCGCAAGGTTCTGCTGGTCATCGGGTATATAAGCCCAAAACTCCTTGATGATATCGAAGCGACTACCATAGTCTTTCTTCTGTCCGACGATGAGCGATTGAAAGTTACCAGGGTCGTAACCAATATAGAGCGGTTCACGCTTATCGTAGTGACGAAGATAGCGAGCCGTGAGTGTGAAGTGGTCTTTGAGGTTCAGCTTCAAAATCTGGTCATAAATATAGCTATCCTTGAACTGGTGTCGCTCGTGGTCGTAGGTGGTAAAGAACTTGTTAGTTACCTCCTTATGTCGAATAGCACAGATAGCCGTCAAGAACTCATCCATATCCAGCGTGTCAAGCTGGGTCTTGAAGAACTTAGGACCGAGAATGTCCTTGTTGCAGAAAGATGAAGCACGGATATAGTAGATTGCGTTTCTTCGCATATCCGCTAAGCGTGGTTTCCAGCGTGCAACAAAAGCGTTAAGACGTTCATTTTCCAGTCTTATCTTCTCCATTGTGACAGGGTTCTTCGTATTGCGTAAATCCTGCTGGAGCATAAACTGCTTATAGAGCGACTGATTGATAGCGAGCGAGACACTGGCTATTTCCTCAATGAGCTGTCGGTCCATCTTGTTTTCATATTCCTCAAACCAATCGTCCTCACCAAGGTCGACACGTGCCGTATCACTCACACCTGTAACGCCTTCATAGTAAGCAGAGCGACGGATGTCAGCTGAACCGCCACGGAGGGAAGGGAAGAGTCGTGACTTGAGTTTCTCACCACTATTATGCTTCATCTCCTCGACGAAAGCGTGCACGGCATTACGACCAGCGACACTCTCAGGCTGATCTGAAGATACTAACTGAAGGTGCGCACCATTGCGGAAGATGACCGAGTGCTTAGCGTAGGCAATAGGGTAGCGTGGTCGACGGAAGTGAGAAGGTAGCTTCGCTTCACCGACCACATAGTCGATGCCATACTCTAACATTGCACGCTGCTTGCCATTCACGATGACAGGACGAGAGAACGAAGCCTGAATGTTAGGCCAGACGTTCGTCATCAAGGCGACGTAAGTCTTGTGAACAAGAAACGAAAGTTCACCAGGCATATCATTTGTAACACGAATAAGACGAGGAACGATAACGCCCTCTGTCTTACCAGTCGCACGAGCCCACTCTGCATAGAGCATATTCGGGTCGATAATATTCGCCAACAGCTGAACACGGTTCATATAATAGTGCTCGAAGTCGGCTGTTGGCTGTTCGTTGTTTTGCGTCGTTAGTTCGTCAGTCATTTGGAATCTCCTCTACTATTTCAGCGTCTTGTATGTCAGCATCACGCAGCAGTCGCTTCTTCTCCTTCTGCTCGATAGGCAGCGAATCGATAAGCGTGACATAAAAGCCTTGATTGTGTTTTGCTGCAATGTCCTTGAGACTCTTCTTCGAGAAGCCAAGTTCCTCTGGAGTTAGTTCAGGTGAAATCAAGAAGAGAACTCCTAAATCCCTGTCAGCTTCTGCTATCTCGGAAGACCTGCGACGGCACTCAAGGGCTGCATCATAACACGACTTCATACCTTTATAATCGCGATTGAGGGCACAGAGTTTAGCAAGATCCTCATACTTATTTGCAAAATTGCTTTCCCAAACCTTTATAGGAACATTGCAATCAACTTGAAAGTAGTTGATTGCTTGATAGATTCTCGCCATGCAAGTGCGTTCCTCTATCTTTATTCGTTGCTCTGCATTAATACGTAGCTTCAGTTTCTTAGCTGCTCTTGTTATGTTACGTTCATGCTCGAATATTTCAGCAGACCATTGTAACTGCTGCAAGAACAGCTTTACATCTTTGGGAATGCCGTCACATTCTCCATTCGTCAAGAATGCAGATATAAGGTCAGGGTGGATGGAGTCTAACTTCTCAATTTCACTTTTCATATACCAAATAGTTGTTGGCGGAGGTCTTTCTCAGCACGCTCATTCTTACGCTCTTCAAGTAAAGTTATAGATTCGTTATCTCCTTTCTCTGCTTTCTTAGCAAGTTCAGCGTCTATGTTGTATTCTCCAAGTGCGAGGCCTTGCAGGTAAGCTTCGTAATACACATCACCAGGAATAGTTATGCGGTATAGCAATGCTTCTCGCTTGGCTTTTCTTAAGCCAAGCAGCTGACAAATACGTTCGGAGGTGTAGTTTAACGCCCCGAACGTTCTGATTTGATTCACATATTCATCTGAAAGAATTTCTTTTTCTGCTAATTCTGACATAGAATTATTTTTTTAGTATCATCTGCCGATAAGACTACGCCATCTCTTTCTAACAGAATAGGCTGTTGCGGGAACATTGACATAAATCTTCTTACAGTTGCTGATACATATTTCGGGTCGATTTCCATACCATAACCAATGCGGTCCGTCTGTTGACACGCCATTATAGTAGAACCAGAACCCGAGAATACATCGACAACAATATCACCATTCTTCGTACTATTAGTAATAGGATATGCCATCAGTGCAATAGGTTTCATGGTCGGATGGATTCTATTAGCTTTTGGCTTATCGAAATTCCAAATTGTAGTCTGCTTTCTGTCAGAGTTCCAAAAATGAGCAGCACCTGGTTTCCAACCGTATAGACATGGTTCGTGCTGCCATTGATAGTCTTGCCGACCCATCACAAGAGAATCCTTGACCCAAATACAGCACTGTGCAATCTTGAATCCAGCTTCTCGAATAGCCCTGCGGAAATTCTCACCTTCAGAGTCTGCATGGAAAACATAAAATGAACCCCCAGTTTTGACAATGGAAAACATAACATTGAAAACAGACTGCAAGAAGCGAAGGAACAAATCATTCTCCATAGAATCATTTTGAATTGTAAGCCTACAGTCTCCTCCACCTTCGTAATTAACATTATAAGGAGGGTCTGTTAGAATCATATCTGCAACTCGTCCATTCATTAGGGTAACGATATCCTTCTTCGAGCGACAATCTCCACACATCAATCTATTGTCACCAAGCCTGAAAACATCGCCTGGACGAGCAAAGATATCATTATCCTCTTGTGGAAGGGTGTCAACGACGTCCTCTTGTATCTCTGTTGTATCACTCTCAGAAGTAAACAGTTTATCAGTCCCGATAGAGAAGTCATTTTGTTTCACTTCATAACCAAGATTGAACTTTGCAAGATCATCGCTACTGATATTATATTTCGTAAATAGAAGAGTATCAGGATTCTTCTGAGCGAATTCTGAATTATAAGCCGCTATTTCTTCGACAGCTTCTTTTTTATTAGATGCTTGGATTTCCTCGTAGGGAATCTCAGGAATTTTGAAACCATAGGAGCGAAGTCCAAGGAGAGCCTTCCTTCGTTGGTGCGCATCAATAATCCACAGTTTACCGTCAGGGTCTTTCCATACCTTGAATGAATACTTGAAACCACGAGTGATGATGAGCATCTGAAGCTTCGACAGTTTGTCTGCATCAGGCTTTTTGAAGTCTTCCTGAAGTTCGATAAAAGAGTCCAGCGGGGCAGTCGGCAGACCGCCCAAATTAAAAACTTTTATGCAATTTTCCATTGTCATGATTTGTTATGTTGTTCAAGAACCATTTTGAAAAGTCGCTCCTTTTCTTGATATCTTTCGAGGTTCCTTTTATCAGCTTCTCTTTTCTCTTTACGATCCTTGCGCTTGATATACGATCTGTAACGCTTGATGTTGTCGAGAACGTTCTTGTGCTGACGGAGGAACTCTGCTGGATCGGAACGGAGCAACTTAATGAGTTGGGCTATCTCTGAGCGTCCGAAGAGTATCGGGTGGTTGCAGAGGAACTTACCAGTATCGTTTAATGATTGCAGCTCGGCAAATGCCTGAAGATTGCGGATGCGCAGTTCTGCCATTTCAGCAACAGCCTGTGCGGTGGGCTTTGTCTCCAGCAGTTCATCGAGCTGCTTCATCTTTCGCCAAGTGTTGATGCGGTCGTTATAGATGACAGTCGCCATCTGAACGTCCGCATCAAGCAGGTTATCCCATTCTATTCTCGGGTACTCATCTTCTTTTTTTTTGGAGTTGCTTCCGCTTTCTCCTTCTTAGAAGAATCGTCGTCCTTATCTTCTGAAAGGAGAGCAGGCTCCTCTGATGATGACCCTGTAAGCTCGTTATCTTCAGAACCTTCTTCAGATGAATTTTCGCCACCCTCTTCTGTTGATGGATCCTCGTCGCCTTCGCCACCGTTAGCGTCTGGGCTTTCATCTCCATTAGCGTTAGGAATCTCAGGGTCCTCGTCGTCATCTTCAGAAGAGTTATTGGCGTTATTGTTCTCATTCTTATTACCCTCGTCGGCTGCTTGATTCGCAAACTCACGTCGATTACGTACGATTTCGTCATGCTCGCAATGGTCGAGAAGCAGGAAGAGTATCTCTTCGTGATTCTTCTCTGGAGCAAGGTCAAAGCGTGTAAAATCGGTAAGGTGAGGTGCCTTCTCGTGCAGCAGGGCAAGGTCGGCTTCCACGACTGTTGGACTTACCAACTTATGGAAGTGTGTTAATTTCTCTTTTGCGCTGTACATATTTATCAATTAAATAAGTAAAAAATAAGAGCCTTTCCCCACGGGGGGTGCAACTCCCCTCCCTTTCGGGGAGGGGTCGGGGGAGAGGTTCGAGCTTAGGCCTCAGTTCTTGAGACCTCGACAAGTGTTGTGGTGTCAAGAACACGGAAGGTGATAGACGCACCTGTCTTCGCTGTCCATGTAGCACCCTCTTCGAGTACGAAGGTAGAACCGTCAGCGATGGTGGCAGGCTTATCGGCACCCGCACCAATGAGCGTGATGTACCTGCCCTTGTCGCTCTTGCTGAGTCCGCTGACCGTAGCGATGGCGGCGGCAGCCGATGTTCCGTTAGGAATCGTGTAGGTGTTGCTGCCTGCCGTGATGGCGATGGCGGTTGCACCTGCTGCGATGGCGGTAGCTGCTGTGATCGCAGGATTGCCTGTATAGACGAGCGGCAGGTCTACAGAGCTGCGCTTGAAAGTGAAAGTGGTGTAACGTCCGTCCTTGTCGTCCTTCGTCTCCGTGTTAGAGAGGATGACAGGACGCTCCAGCTCGCCGAGGATGTACCACTCCTTCTTCTTGACGTGCTTGAAGAAGATGATGAATTTTCCTCCCGAGTACTCTTCGATGAAGTTATAGAGGTTTACACGTGCGCCACCCATGATGATGACAAACTGGTTCTCGCCTGTGGTGGTGATGTCGCCCTTCTCCGTGGTTCCTGTGAAGGTTGGTATGTCGTGTGCTTCGAAATAGTGCGGAATCTCGTTCGGCTTCAACGGGATCGGTGCCACCTCACGATTGGCATTCGGCTGTGGAAACTCCTTCGTGCGGTCGATCTGATCGAGAGCCACGAGATAGACAATATAAGAGATGTCGCTGCCGTGGGTGTCACGGTCGGAGACATCATCAAGATGACCGAGCAATGCCATAGAGGCAAGGGTGACACCAGAACCAGCTGCTGCACCGAGAGAGTGGTCAATCAGCGCAGCCAACAGCATGAGCACACCAAAGATGGCAAACGTTGCCATGAACATTTTGCGTGCCTGGCGGTTGGCATAATTAAATCCCTTCATAGGATTGTACGCACGGTGGCGTTTCTGAATATTGGGCTTTTTCATTTCTTTTTCTGTTAATGATAATTACTTTCTTAAAGAAAGGGACCGGGAAGACAAGCCGTTACCGAGGCTTTCCGTCCCTTTGACTCTCCTCCCAGTCCCTTAATCATTCGTCTACCGGGCACCCGGCACATTCGGCTGCAGCTCCTTGTTGATGGTGCGCTTGCCGCCGACGCAACGCTCCAGTTCACGGAACTTGTTGTCGCTGCCGAGAATCACCATGATGTAGTCGCCAACAGCCGTGGCGGTGAAGGCATCCGTGATGCTGTCGAACTTGCCGGACTTGGCGATCTCCGGCAGCTTCGTCTTGTCACCGCACTCAATGCAGTAAGCCACACCTGCCTTCGCATTCTCGATGTCGGTGAAGGTCGTCTGTGACGTGGTGCTGTCGGTGACTTGCCAGAAGCCGTTGTTTCCGTCGACTTTGTCAGTGATCGTCGCAGCGAAAAGATTGATGAAGATCTGCTGCCACTCATAGTGGTTGTCGTCCATCTCCTTCTTGGTGGCGAAACGCCTGCCAGTGAACGAAGCAGAAGTACCTTCCTTCCACACGCTCCACGCGCGCACCTGCTCCATGTTCTCCTGCATCTTCACAGAGAGCATCTCGCCCGGAACATACTCAAGGAACTGAATGTTACCTGGTTCGTGAAGCATCATGAATGGAGTCTGTCCGAGATAAGGCAACCAAATGATGCGCATCGTAGTGTCTGGTACCACGCTCAATGCACCCATAGGCCCAGCGAAGTCTGTGTCCTTACCATAGGTAGAACGAACGTTCTTAATCCACCATGCCTGATGGTTCTTGTTCAAGTAAATGAAGTGGTTGTCGAGGTCCATATCCTCAGTGATTGAAGCACGAACGTCGGCAATGAACTCCTGAACAGCAGGGAGGAAGGTTGCCTGCGTGTAGGTGCGATATGTACTCTCATCGTGTGGTTTGATGTCGTACTGATGAACATAGCGCAACAAGGTGTAGAGAACACCAGTAGCAGCATTGAGGTAACTACCTGCAACACCCTTGTCAGGTTTCACGTAGATACCACGCATACGGCGTTTGTTCTGCTCAACCTGTGCAGCACGGAGGGTATTGAGCAACTGGTACTCAATCATCGTCCACTTGATAGGGTCAGAACCCTCCTTGTTGAGATAGCCGATGTACTTACGCTCGAGTTCCTTCATTGGTCCCCATTCCATCTTGATCATGGCGTCGTCTACATAGCCCATGTGGTTTTCAATCTTCATGCCGCCCTTGAAGACTTCACCTGCCTGGTAAGCCTGTGACACTTCATCGAAGAAAGCATTGAAAACAAGACCACGATCCTGATAGCCGTAAGCTACTGGGAAGAACTGAGTAAGGTCGCGCACCTGTAGAACACGTGCGATGAGTGCATCCTGACGGAGTACGACGAACTGGTCGCCTACACCGGCGTTGTCCACGCCTTCATAGTTGGTGGCGTAAGTTCCCTTAGCCAATGCAGCAGCGTCAAGCATTTTGTTCTGCTGAAGATACTGGTAACGGTTCTTGAGCGACTTCGCATAGTTGCAGGCTGCCTTATAGAAGGCGATACCGTCCACCTGGTCGTCAACTTCAGGCAGTACAGCAGCAGCACGTGGGTTGGCAGCGATCTTGTTCCAGCGGTCTTTCATTGAGAAAAGAGAGTGCTCGATGCCGAAGAGGTAGTCAGCCGTGTTGGCAAAACCGTTCACACTGAGAGGAACAGCATTGACCGTCTGTGCAGGAACATCAGGTGCAGGATTTGCGCCCATCGCCTGGATGTCGGCACGCATACCCTTGATGCCTTCGAGGATGCCTTCAAGCGTGGCGTTGCCCTGCTGTGCAGGCTGCTGTCCACCATTATTATCAGCTGCTGCTGAAGGCTCACCACCATTCAGAACAGACTGAATGGTGTTCAGCATATTCTGAAACTCATCCGCTTGCTGAGCAGTCTTCTGTGCAGCCTTTTCAGAAGCAATGTCATCAGCAAGCGTACTCTGGTACTTCTTCTGATACTCTGCTACAACAGAGTTGAACTCTTCCTGTGACAGACTTTTGTCTGCGAACTTCTGCTTGAAGCCGAGAAGCTCGATAACACTTGTCAGTTTTTCTTTTAAACTCATAAATAACAAAAAATTAAAGTAAACACATTATATATTGTAAATGGCAGTCTCCAGTTTCTTTGCTTCAGTATATTCACGACCCATCGTCGAAGCCTCTGAGATTGCTTCAACCATCGTTCTGCTGCCGTCTGCAAGACCTATTTCTACGGCTTGAGGAGTATAGAAGGTCTCGCCACGCAGCACCGGTGCGTCATCAGGTAGGTCGGCGAGTTTACTCCGCTGTGAACGGACTTCATCCAAGAACTGCACATTCATCGGGTCGAGTATCTCTTTCACGAACTTGGCATCCTTCCCATGTCGAAGATCATCGAACACCTTATTCTTCAGATCAGAGTTCGTGGCCTTTGCTTCAACTTTCTTGATGCCGAGTTTTGCAAAGTAAGGCTCAAAGTCGTAGAAGCTGCACATAGTACCGATGCAGCCTACATAATCGTTCTGTGTCATTGCATAGATACGCTGGCCGTGACAGCCGATGTAATATCCGGCCGAACAGCACATCTGTTCGTAGAAGGTGAGGATAGGTTTCTCGCAGCTACGCAGTGTTTCGCTGAGCCGGTCGAGGTACCACGCTTCACCGCCGGGGGAATTGATGTGCAGGAAGTGACAGGAGATCTGCGGGTTGGCTTCGGCTGCAAGAAGGTCTGACTGGAGCTGCTTGCTTGAGAACCAGTAATACGAGTCGGCCATTACGGTACCGAACACACGGTGATAGGCTATACTGTTGTCAGGCAGCTGCTCATCACTGAACTCATCAGTAAGTGTAACAGGGGCGGTATTCTCCTGGTTTGTTGTCTTCAGAATATCCAAGAGTGCGATATGAGATTCAAGCTGATACCAGGTATGGGTATCAAGATAGGCTATCATTTCAGCTTTAGTCATGCCGAACGCAGCCTTTACCTCGGGATTATCTTGCGTTTTACCGTTGAGTGGAAACGCAGTGAGCATAGCCTGTCGGAATCCATCAACGGTAATAAACAAGGGTTTCCCCGAAGAGAGTAGAGACTGTAATTCTTTCATCAAAATTATTTTTGATGCGAAATTACTATATAATAAGGTGTATGCAAAAGACCTACAAAAGAGGGTCTGTAAGCATTTTACACTTGATAACGAGATTGGCGGAGGTGAGATTTGAAGAAATCTGGACTCGTGCAGGAATATTGGATGTGCCGATATTATGAGTTTTCCTATCGGATGTCTTGACAGTGACGATGGCACTTCTCTCTACAGCGAAGGTCCTACGGGTTTCCTCGTCGGGCTGGTCTATTACTATGGTTTTGTCGCAGTTCCAATAATTACCAGCTTCATTGTCAGTAAGTTGTGGAATATACGAAAAGGTGTCTGCAACGAAATCATACACTTTTCCCTTTCCGTGCCCGTCCGGATTTACAAGGCTCACCTGAATGGCGTTTAAGAACTCTAACATAATATATAACTTTTGAGTGACATAAATAGCAGTTCGGTATGTATTAAAAAACGTTAATCAGTCGCTACTTTTTGATACTTACGTGTCTTCTTCGGTCGGAGGCGGTTGCGGAAGCGATAATAATTCTTCAAGAGAGCATCCGAGGAGATGGACTTCAGCCGGTAGGCATGGATGAAGTCGTAGATGACATCGAGGTTCCTGCGCCGCCGGCCGAACTCCTCGTTCTCCAGCAGAACACGGTGCAGTTCAAAGTTGAACATTCTTCGTATCTGAATCTCTATCTCCTTGGCTGCTGCCGGGGACAGGTAGTTGTAATAGGCCGGGTCTTTCCAAGGGCTGCACGCTGTCCCGGCCTTGCGGAAAGGGAGGTGGATGCGGAGGTTTCCGTCTAAGACATCCGGCTGGTTGCTACGCTGTCTGGCCATGTTTTCCCAGACACAGAAATACAAATCTGTATTGCATGGAATCTTAATGCCACCAGTAGCATCATTTTTACAATATTTTGCAGATATATATTCTGCAAGATACTGTTCTATTCGGATTGTCACCACTCGTTTCGCAGTCCATTTTTCTTTCTCCATATCTTTTTTCGGTTTTTAGCGTCCTACCGTCCTACATTCCTACAAAATCAGGCTTAACTAATGCAAAGTTACAGATTATCAATGAGATAATAATATTTTATCACTCAAAAGTTTTATTATTTCACCTCTTTTTGTCGTCCTACAATCCTACAAAAACACATATTTTGTAGGACGACGAATCCAAAACAGAGAAAAACAAGAAAAATCCTATTTCCTACAACGTCCTACAATCCTACAAATAAACAATAAAATCCTATTTCCTATAATAATAATATAACTATTTGATTTATAGGTATATATGCATATTATAGGTTTGAAAAGAAAAACGATTTGTAGGATTGTAGGATTGTAGGACGGTGTTTTTCTGAAAATTTATTTTTCAAAAGTCGTGTTTTCCTTGTTTCTTCTGAAAATTGGGGGTACGGGGGATTTTTCGCCGCCTTATGTGGTTTGGAAAGTGATAAAGAATGTGAGTTAGATAAATGAAAATGAGCCGTGCCTATTCATCCGAACTGGCACGGCTCTGATTGAGGAATAATCGAAACCTTGATTAAAAAGGTTCGGCACTTCCGTCTGCCGGTTCAAATGGCAGATCTTGCGGAAGAGGTTTTTTCTGTGGTTCTTCAGTTGTGTTCGTTGCTTCAGTCTTGACCGGTCTGCTGTCTTGACTGCCGTCTTCAGGATATTCTCTTCTGTAGTCTATGTTGTATGACTCGACAAACTTGTCGTAGTCTATGATGATTGCGCTGGTAGATGTGCTCTTCTGCTTGCGAATCTTAACCATCGTTACCTTGTCATCGTAGCGGACGTCGTCGACTGTTTCTTCCCACGTGAATCTTCTCGAAGAAACAGTACCGATGTAAGAAACATGACTGCGCAGATTCTGCTCGATGGTTGAGAGTGTACTGTTTTCATTATTATAGCCGCTTCTGTCAAAGATACTGAATACTGCACTCAAGCGCAGGAACATGATGTTTGAACCTGCTTCGAAGGTGAAGGTCTTGGAGTCGCCACGTGAGTCCTTACCTGTGACTTTCTTGGGCTGCTCGATAAGGAATTCCCTGCCCTCGATTATCTGCTTGGTATCAATCATGTTGTTGACGGCCGTGAAGAACATGGCCAGCTTGTCCGTGCTCCGGATGAGTGAAAGCTGGAAACGGATCTTCTCCTGTGCGATCTTGAAGAACTCTGCGTAGGTGAACGGCAGCCGGAGGCTGGAGTACTGTTCTATCAGCTTCACAGTGCCGAGGAACAAAGAAGCTGTCTTCATCAGGCGGTCCATTTCCCCGGAATTGATTACATCTTGCTTCAGCTCATTGTATGCCTCCTGCTTGAGATGGCGGAAGTGATCCATGAACATAGGCCGGAGTTCAAGAATCTGAAGGAGGACATTCGACAAGCCGATCTTGTTCGGGTCTTCAATCGTTTTCAGCTCTTCGAAGATGCGCACCTCTTCCGGTGTGCGGTTACGAGGCTTCGGTACTTCACAGACGATTACACGACTCATCAGGGCGTTGTCATCACGCTGCGGCGTCTCTTGGCCGCAGATGATGACAGGTGCGAACACCTTGTCGTTTTCTATTTCCCTTCCTGAAGTCCCCTTCCGTTTCTGTTTGCCGTCACCGTCATATACGATACCTTTCAGTGCTTGGAATTTCGTGTCGCTGATATCCTTGTTGTTGTACTCGTCAAGCACGACAGGAACATCCTTGAACATACCCATGATGGTGGCCATGGCGGCATCGGTACCAGTATTAAGGTTAAAGATAGGAATGTTAGGCGAAATGAATAGCGAGCGGATGGATATAGCGATCTGTGTCTTACCTGACGACATCGGACCCATGAAGAAAGGGGCGGTGAAGAGCCTATCGATACAGTGGATGTTGCTTCTGAAGGCGCACATGATAGCGAAGACTAAAGCCCACTTGCCATTATCGTTAATCTTATACACCTGGTTCATGAGCGAAGCCCATTTCTCGAAACTTACCTTCTTCTCAGCTGGAACCTCCTTGTATACGAGCTGACTTATCAGTTCGTACTTATCTGATTGCTTCCCACTTCCTGCGTAGATGGTTGAGAAAGCAGGGAGATAATAGTTGTTCTTGTTGTGCGTGACCACACCCAGTTCATTGACCGGGTCAAACCGCCATGCGCCCTCTACGTTGTGGAATATGCCGTTGGCGAATGCGAAGAACTGCTCGTCGGCCTTGCGGCTCATCCCCTCGCTCTGCTGATTACCGTAGGTCTTGACTTCTGAACACATAACGAAATGCCGGCTCATATAGGTCTTGATGGCCTTCCACTGCCATTCCTCACCATTGAAGTTCACCGCTTCGTAGTTGATGAGCACTTCTTCTATCGACGACATCTTCAGCATGGCCTTGGAAGGGATCTCGATGTATATCGGTGTCTCGTAATATCTGCGGTTGATGCGCAATACACGCTTGTTCTGCTCGAAATCGTCTGAAAAGATATGGAGCAGAGGAGTCATGAAGAAGTCGGCCACCTGCGTCATCCCGTTGCCGTTCTTATTACGGAACATATAGCACACCGGTTCGCTCTTCTTGTTGAGCCGCGGGTAATAGCCGCACTCTTTCCACATCCTCCTGTACTCTTCGTTCTCCTGTACATAGTCTGGAGGCTCGTTCACGTCAAACTCTTCATCCTCGAGGTTGTCTGCCTGCATGCTGACCTTCATCGCTGACTTGCGCTTGAGAACGAATGGTTTTCTTATCTCGTCAAACTGTCCCTTCGTCAGCTTTAGTACAGAGCAGTAATGATTTCTGTTTATGGTTATAACGGTGTCGTCAGCGTAAGATGTCAGTTCGATACAACGTGAGACGAGAGGAACACGATCTCCATTGAAGTTCTCGAGGAACTTACCGTGCAATGCGATGTAATAGTCCAGGAACGAACCTGTACTATCGCTGAAGATCATTTCTATCTTGATACCTGCACGATACATCTCTGCAAGAGTATGCAGGTAGTTGTTTTCGTCTCCGTCATCGGCGATGCTGCAACCTGTCTCTGACGAGACGAAGTAGCAATAGACACGTCGTAGTTCCTGAATGTCATTGCCAGACGGCCGACCGGACACGAATACGATGGGTTCTTCGCCGTAGCCGTCGAGGAAATCCTGCATAACAGAGGTGATAATTGCAGGGCGGTCGCTTTCGATATTCTCCTTCAGCGCATCGATACCGAAGATACCAGTCTGCGTGTTTGTCTGAACGGATGATTCCTTCAGCCTGGTACGGATGCTTCGCACCTTGTTGTCTATAATGCCAATCCTGCTTCTGAAGTCTTCTGCAATGGACTTGACGTATTCGAGGCGCAAAACGGAATCCTGTACACACGCTACGAGGGAACAAATGGAATTCAAACAGTCTGTGATAACTGTCTCATCCTTGCAACCACGTGGAAGAAGCATACGCTTGAATGCTTTGGGGAAAGGTTCCGTCAGTCCCTTCAGCTTTTTTGCTGTAAGACTGCCGTTCGCCTTTGCAAACTCGTCGGGATCCATGCCTTTCTCGAGACGGATGCAGCGTACTTTTGCGCCGGCCTTCAGCAGCAGCTCGCAATTTTTCAGCGATGCCTTGACACCGGCAGCGTCGGCATCGTAAATCATGACGATATCATCTGTGAAGCGAAGCAGCAGCTTTACTTGGTCATCGGTGAATGCCGTCCCACTTCCACCGACTACATTCTCTACACCAACCTTATGCAGAGACATAACGTCAAACTGACCTTCGACAAGATATGCGAAGCCTTCCTTTCCTATGCTCTTGCGTGCCTGGTATAATCCGAAGATGTGTTTCCCTTTCGTGAACAGTGGCGTTTCACCCGTGTTCACATATTTGCCTGTCCTCTCTCTTGGAGTAACGATCCGGCCGGAGAAACCTATGACATGACCTTGCATATCATAGAACGGGAACATTAATCTGTCACGGAACCTGTCGTATAAGCGACCTTCGCTATTACCCAGTACATCTACTTCCTGCAATAGCTCTTGTGAATATCCGGCTTTTGAAAGTTCTGAAAGGGCGAGGTTGCCCATGGGAGCATAGCCGACGCCGAAGTCGGTCAGTGCTTTGTCTGAAAGGCTATACCCACGGGAAGCAAGAAAGCTCTCTGCCTGGGCAAGATTCTTCTGAAAGAACTTCGCTGCGGCATCTATTGCGATACGCTGCGCTTCCTTCTTCTTGTAAGCGGCTTCCTCCTCCGGAGAGAGTTCCTTTGCAGGAAATTCTATTCCGGCCTGCACGGCACACCAGCGCAGGGCTTCCATAAAGCTGAGGTTCAGATGGTGCTGCACGAAGGAGATTACGTCACCACTCGCTCCGCATACGAAGCAGTGGTAGGTCTGCCTTGACGGACTGACGACCATAGAAGGAGAATGGTCGTCGTGAAAAGGGCACACACCCTTGTAATTCGCACCTGTCTTGTGCAGGTGCGTAAAGACTTCTATTACATTTACAATGTTTAAGGCCGACTTGACCTTTTCAATGAAATTCTTGTCAACCATAATTTATTCCTCGGTTTCCTCAAACAGATCCAACTGGCGTGAACCAAGCGCCTCCTGCATCGTTATGCCAAGATAGTCTGCCACGGCAGCAGACTCTTTACTGCTGATGGCCTTTCTGCCATAATATAAATCCCAAAATCGACGCTGATTTATTCCTGTTTCCGTGTAAAAGACTCTCGTTGGAGTGAAGTCTTCCGGGTGGCGGAACTTTATCTTCAACATCTCCATAAGGATATTGCGCTTGACTTGCAATCCGACAGTAAGGCGATTGCGCAAGCAAAAGAGGCGAACAGACATAGAACTTCTGTTCAAAACTCTGCCCATCTGGTCAAAGGTCAGTTTGCCAAGATTCTGTTTTACGAAGCTCTCTTCAGGCTCCGTCCATCGTTTATTCGCAGCTTTCATAAATTTACGACTTTTAGTTAGAATATTTCTTCGAAAGATTAATTTATTAATTTAATCTTATACCTATCATAAAAAAGCTCAATCGCCCAATTGGGTATGTGCGATTTGAATATCGCAGAATTATCACAATTATCACTTTTATGATCTTCTATGTAACTCTCAAGTTTAGCCACATATTTTTTTACTAACTCGCAGAAATCTGCATCAGGAATTTCTCCTCCTTTCAGTCTAAATCTTTCTTTTACATATTGTAAATCCGAAAGGAAAGACTTGTTATAAACAAAAGATTCGTTATTACCATGTACGTATACAACTGCAAGAATTCTCGCACATGTATCCATACTTATTGCCGGAATATTAGCCGATATGCACGTTTTATTCCATAAGTCCCTTAACATTTCAATCTCCTCACTTTTAATTGTCCATCCAAAAATTAGCTAATGATAGACACCATACTCTTCCCACCCTTTCTGCATGCAATTTATTGGTGTATGAAGTCCTGTATAGACAAGATATCGGTAAAAGGTGGTTTTTGATACTTTCAACTTTTTGGCAACAACTGTTTTCTCTGTTCCTTTATTAAGTTCCTTGATAATCCATTCATGCCTGTTGACACATTTGGGGTTAAGCCTACAACGAAATCCTTTGGGATGCCCAAGTTTTGCGCCTTCTGCCTTCTTTCGTGCTAATGCCTCCTTGGTTCGTTGGCTGATAAGATTACGTTCTATCTCTGCTGAAAGTCCGAAAGCGAAGGCGAGGACTTTGCTCTGAATATCATCCCCAAGGCGATAGTTATCCTTGATAGTCCACATGCGACATTCTTTTGTCATGCAGATATTCAGTATCTCCATAATCATAAATAGGTTACGACCAAGGCGAGACAATTCACTGCAAATGATAATATCGTCCTTTTTTACCTTTTTAAGTAACCTTCCAAGTTCTCGTTTGCTATAGTTCTTTGTACCACTGATAGTTTCTTCTATCCAGTCGTCAATTGAAAGATTTTGATGTTTACAAAAGTTGGTAATCTCAAAACGTTGATTCTCTACCGTTTGCTTATCGCTGCTAACTCTGATATACCCGTATATCATATTTATATATTTTAAATCAAACCATTTTTGGAAAGTTTTTTCTTTGCAAACATATAGCTATATACTCACTATCAAACCGCATAATCATTATATTGTCAGTTGGATGAAGACGCCCAAGTTGACTCTGAACATATACTCGAAGTGCTTCGTGTATTAGTCGAAGTTCTCGCTCTGACAAATCTTGGATGGAGAAGTTGCCCCAGTTATCTTTATCTATAAACATGACTTTCTTAGATGTTCTGTTAGTCCCTGCCTGATTTTCTTTCGTTCTGACGGAGTTAATGTTAATTTTTTTGTACGATCCTTGAAAGAAAACCTTAAGCTCATCCTAAAGCCCATTTTACGAAAGGCTTTTTTTCTTACTTTCCTTATGCTTGCCATAGTTATTCAAATTAAGGTCATACAATTTGTTTCTGTTAAGAGGGTAGCCTTTCACACGCTCCCATACACCATCCTCATTGGGTGCAATATATATGTCTTTTTTCAGACTGGTAGTGAAAGCATGACCGTTTTCATCCCATACGATACCTTTGCTGCCCTGGTGAGCAGTGACTTGACGGACATCAGAATGTCTTAATTTCACTTCATCGATAATGATGCCTAAGTTTAAAGCATCAATTGCTTTTTCAAAGTCCTTTGTTCTCATTGTTGTTTAGTTTTGGTTTCACATTCCTTTTCGAGGGCGTACTGAACGTACTTTTTCAGTTTAAGACAATACAGCCCATTGATACAGTTGCGATGGGATTCGCAGATCTGACACTCGTCATACATTTGGCCACAGTTCCTTTTCAGGAATATTCAGATAATCAGAGATGATCTTTCTTTTTAAAGCATCAGGAGTACAATCCCCTCGAAGCCATCTGTAAACAGTAACATAAGATACTCTGCACAGTTTTTTCAAATCTGCCATTACCTCATTTCGCTGATTGGGCAGTGAATTAACATACTCTTTAAACTCCAT